CATGGCATTTGGCACACTTCCACTTAGGGGGATTCCACAGGGAAGGTTGTCCAGCATTCTGTGCATTTGTGGGCAATTTGTCCACTTTAGCGCTCTTCATAAAATCCCCGTTCTTGGGCCTCTCGTTGGAGTTCTTCTATTGCTTCTTCTTGTTCTTTCTTCTTTTCCCGATCGTTCTGGATTCGTTCTAGATAACGGCGTTTACCGCGATTCTTTTCGGTCTCAGTTTCTCGGATGGTTTTCTTTTTTAGCACCATTTATTATTACTTGACAGCCTGCTCAAATTCATCACGAGCTTCTGCGATTTGGGACGAGAGAGCTTCCACAAGATCAGGGGTTCCCATACCCAGAATATCGAGTATCTCTTCCACCCCCAAGCAAGCTGAGATACGGTCCTTCAGTTCATCAAGAGTGATCAACGGGTTCATATTGTTCTTCTAGTTCCTTAATAAGTTCCGGTGCCATGTACGGATAGTTGTCTGAGATATTTAATACCATGCTCTTACTTACAAGCGTAGTGTTACGAGCGTACTTAGAAAGCGCCGCCTCGTAATTCTCCTTATTCACAAATACAATCTCGTCTGCCCATGCGATTAATATAGGACTCAGTTGGATAAGAGCATCATCATACGTACCTGCGCAACGAGTATTATACTTCCCCGCATAAATATGAGCAGCAGTAGCAGAACGTAGGATGCCCATAGAGCATACAAACAATACCTTTTTAGTTTTCCCTTGAAAAGGATTACCTGCTGCCCCATCTTTACACAGACGAATCTGCTCACTTAGAGTAAGATTCATTTTAGATAGTCCGTTGACTCACCACGTACTGAACAAACTGCATAAATTGCTGGTAGAACTCTACAGTAAAGTTCGCCAGAACATCGATGTTCATCTTGTTAACTACAGTAAAGTAGGTGATAGCGGCCATCCACAAGATAAACAAAACACCCACTACATACTTAGCATATTTCATCATTGTTTATTCCTCAATTCTTCTTCCAATTCCATCTGCAGAAGAGCAAGCGCTCGCCAAGCCAACTTAGCTGAGTGCCGTTGGGGTGGGGTATCTGTTGGGTCCAGAGTCCCCCTATCAATCAAATGGCGTGCGATACAGTCTGCGTGATCAGTACTCTTGCTCTTGTCCCAGTGGAGAGGTTGCCCCGGATTGTGCTGGTCATTACCAGCCAGAGAGACCTTCGCCACCTCAGCGAGAGCCAATGGGAAGTAATCCAGAACACCTGTAGTAATGGGCATTCCTTTACGTTCCTTGGGATCGGTAGGGAGCACCATAGGCTTCAGATCTTCCTTGGAGTACATAGGATCAAATCCAACATACTTATTCCGGAGATCTTCAAACATATCCATCTGTTGCCAGCGTGTCATCGGTCATCCCCGGATCCACGCAACTGGTCACGCTGCTTACGGTCTTCCAGCTTATCGAGATTGCATTGACATACTTCAGACATGGTAATACCATAATCAGCCGCAATACGGCTTGTGTACCACAATACATCACCCAACTCTTTACGCAACTTGACGACAAATTCATCTCGCTGTTGATCAGCAGAATCATCATAGTCACCACGAAGGTCTCGCTTAAATAATCCAGCTACTTCGCCAGCCTCCTCAAACAAACCAAAAGCTCGCTCAAGGTTACCTGCATATAAAAATAACTGGTATTTACCCGCCTCTTTTTGATAATCGTCAATATTCATTTATACTTCTGCTTCAAATACTTCAAACTAACAGGCATCAGATCAAACGCCCCATCATTCACATCGTGCAACACTAGGATTCCTCGCCAATGTTTGTTTCCTTGCGGTCCCATATAATCCTCATCATGCTCGTACGCTGAGCCAGCAATGATGGAAGTGATAGGGGAACCATCTGCTCGGTGGCCCATAGCAATCTGAAGCCCTTGCTGGTGCCCGGCAATACAACTTTGATGCTTTTTTGTAAGCTGCACTTGAGCAGTAGAACAAGGACGCCCTGCAGTACCAGTAACGAAGTAATGGCTGTAAGCAATCCCATCGATAGTGACCACCTCAAGGAACGGGTACACTTCCCAACCAAACTGCTCATATTCCAAGTGCTTCAGCGACAGTACACCATCAAGCTTTGCGTCATCCTCAATTGCCCGGGTAATTCTGCTCTCGTGGTTACCAAGTGTGAGGACCATACGAGGGTGATACTGTTTATCTTTATTCTTCTTCGCCTTCTCGTTGAAGTCCCGTAAAGGCTGAAGAAGGGTCCGCATCGCCTCTTTGGAGGCTTCTACATCAGCAAGGTATCGTCGACCCTCGAAGCTTTTCTTACCCTTGTCGTAGCTACTGAGAGAGGGCATATCCGCCCAATCCCCAATACACACCACAACATCTGGCTTCTTTTCTACAATGTACTTCCCGATACGCTCAAGGTATGTAAAATCATCCCCAGGGCGGATCTGTGTATCTGGTATGACAATATGCTTAGTCACACAAACCACTCTTTCTTGAGCTTCTTATCACGCTTCAGGTCCACATAATCAAACCCATATTTGGTAGCCCAATCAGCGTAAGTTGTTTTACTAGCTTTATTCAATTTGTTTTGCGCATCCCCAAAAACGAAGTAGATGGTAAGCTCCGGATGGAGTTTCTTGATAGCAAGGTGCTTGGAACGATCCGATGCACGGAAATAACCTTTTGCCTCAATAAAAGTCGTGTCGTTGATGGAGAAATCGGGAGTGTATTCATGTTCAACAAGATACTTAATCTTGTGAACCTCATACGCTTGGCCCACCTTCTCCGGGAGGATCGAGGCGACTTTGGATTCGAGACCACTCTTGAAGGTCAAGGCCCGACCAGATTTCCTCACCCGACGCTTTTTTATCATCCGTTATTCTTCCATTTGCTAACCATGCCATCGGGACCATTTGGTTCCCATCCTCCTCTTGTAGGAGATAGGCCCCAAGCAAAGATGACAACGGGGGTACCATTCACCGTTTTCCACTTTACTGCGTGTCCTCTGGAAATTTCCATAATTCCCCCTCCTTTCGGAGCAGCCACAACAACTGACCATTCTTCAAGAAACGCTCATCATCTCCGTAAAGATCCCGAACCGTCTCAAACATTTCCTGCTCACAGGTTAAATGATCAATGTATCGATCTGCTTTGATTTGCCCAACTTGCCAAACACCCTTAACATTATCGGCCTTATCACCGATTAACAACTGCTTATAGAAGTACTTCAACCCATCCAAGGGGGTAACGTAGAAACTCTCTGCTGGTTTGGTCCACTGCTTACGCTCCCCCTTGGGGGTGACGGTTGTACCAGTGAATTCCCATCGATAATGCTTTCCGGGGATCTGCTTGAAGTCCTTGTCTAGGGAGCAGATCGTGAATGCCACATTGTTCTCGGTGTATTGAGTGGCTTGGATTGCTATTGCATCGTCGGCCTCAATCCCGTCCGTTACCTTAGCCTTGTACGCCACCACCAGATGCTCCCGAAGGGCTTCAAGGTGAATTGGTTTAGGGGTATCCTTACGGTTAGCCTTGTATTCAGGATCAAGTTCTTTACGGAAGTTACCAGAACCACTGAGATAGATCTCTACTTCTGTTGAGTTGGTTTCTTCCTTTAGCCGTTGTACTAGCTCATTGATGCGGTACACACCGAGAGGAAGGGATTCAAATTCAACGCTTGCTGCTGTCCGGTAAGCCAAAATGTCCCCATCTAATAATAGGATCATTTGGCAGTCTTCATCGCTTGATGAAGTAGTGTGGCAAGTGAATCAATCTCACGCTCATCATGCAGGTCGGAGGTCTTCCCTTGGGCAAAGAAGCAAGCATGCAGAAGTTCGTGGAAGAAGGTCTGTTCTTTTAGTTCTTGTGGCATTTCCTTTCTAATCTGAATAGTCAAACTTCCTTGAATCGTTCGTCCTACCCAGTCTGTTGGATTACTATCTTGGGATCCGGAGACTTGTTCAACCTTCCAGGTAAACCCACCAAGTTGGAAAGTTTTCGGTATGCGCATTGTTATTGAATAAAGAACAACACACTACCAGAAACAGCCACCAAAGCACTGACACCAAACTCAAGCCACTCCTTACTCTTCCACCACATGACAGCACCCAAGAGGTGAAAAGCAATCAAAAACCAAATCCAATAAGTAATCATTCCACTTCCCCAACGAGATCGTTCGGTTGATCAAACAAATCCCTCTGCACCGGGATACCCAACACCCAATCCGCAAACGCTTGGGCTTCCTTCAATACCAGTTCTCGGCTCGGGGGGGCCTTAGCACCCACTGTGAGC